AAATAATTACTTCCAGTTAATGTATTATATTGTGAATTTTGATTTGGTTGATAATTTATTGTTTGAATATCACTTCCTTCACTATTCATACCATTTTGATTATATATTGAAAATTGATAATTTTTATTAGCTATCAACAAACTTCCTGTTGTTAAAACTTGTCATGTTGTTGTATTTGTTTGTGCTGATGTTAATACTACTTGATTTGTTATTGTATTTACTGCTGATTGTACCCATGATGTTGTTGGTATGATTGCAGAATTATCACTCGAAGTTGGCATTGTTGCAGAACATGTTTGCAATTGTGTATAGTTATGTCCTGTATTTAGAAATGTTGTTTGATTATTTGTTATTCCTGTTGATATTGCATTTTGAACAAATATTGTATTTGGTATTATTGTAGAATTATCTGTAGAAGTTGGCTTTGTTGCTGAACAATATTGTAATTCTGTAAATGTATTTGATTCATTTATTTGTGCTTCACCATCTTGACCTGCTATAATTGCATTTTGTACCCATGAAGTATTTGGTATTATTGTCGAATTATCCAATATTGATGGTTGCACTGCAGAACATGATTGTAATAATTCAAAATTATTAGATTTATTTATTAATGCAACATTATCTGGTACAGTTATATAAGAAATTGGATTATAATATTCACCTGTAAATGTATTATTTGGTGTTGGATATGCTGACATTTCTATTTAATATAATAATACTTGATATAAAATATAAATATTCTTTTGTTATAATATATTAAATGCCTTTTACACTTGCAGGTGAAAATCCATATACATTATTATTAAATGTAACACCTCAAAATAATCAAGTTACATGTCAATCATCTTGTTCTAATGGACATATTGATTATTTAATATTTTATTATAAAACAAGAAGTCGTATTGTTAAAACTGTTTCTACTGTTACTTCTTCTGTTGTTATTCCTAATTTATTAAATAATTCACAATATAATTTCAAAGCAAAAGCTTATCTAAGTGGTTATGATAATGAACATCTTATTACTGAATCAGATTTAATTATTTCTGTACCAAGTACTGTTCCATCTATTCCAACTATTTTAGCTGGTATTGTATCAACTTCTGATAATATTATTGCTGGACAAATTCAATTAAGTTGGACTGCTTCAATTGTATCTCATTATAATATTTTTGAATACAAAGTATATTTTTCTACTGATGAAACTATTTTTACTTCTGTAAATGTTGGAAATGTTGTTGAATATGTTTTATCTGGTTTACAAAATGGTGCAGATTATATAATAAAAGTCAGTATTATTAATACAATTGGTGAATCTAATTAAACTGATGTAATGATTAAAAAAATCATTAGATTTACCTTCTGTTCCATTGAATTTGGTTGCTAATTATGATGAAAATACTAATGTTAATGATAATCCAAATTATCAAAATGTTAAATTAGATTGGATTACTTCTGAAACTGATGATGGTAGTGATATTATTAGTTATACAATTCAATATTCTTTAGATTTATCATTTGAAACAAATGTATTTAGTTTAACTAATTCTTTTAATATTGAAACTCATAGTTCTGATTTAATTATTCCATATGCTTCTAGAACAACTTCAACTGGATGGTATTATTTTAAAGTATGTAGTAATACTGATTTAGGTAATGGATTATATACATTACCATCTACTATTATGACTGAAAGTTATTCCTATTGCTATACAAAATTTAATTTGTAATAATAAAGATGAAAATAATAATCTAATATTCTCTGTAAATGATTGTATTTTATTAGTATATGATTGCTTATTTAGATCCTGATGATTTAGATTTACATTCTCAATATGTTAAATTAATGTTAATAATACTTTTACAAATTTATTAAATGGTAATATTTATGAATTTTCTGTTTTTTCATTAAATATGTTAGGTCAAGGTATTGTTTCTACTATTGAACAAATTCCTTCTACTTATCCACATGCTCCTGAATTACAAATTATACATGCTGATGGTCAATTATCTTTATCTTGGAATGAACCTGATGATATGGGAAATAATGTTACAGGTTATAATCTATATAGATCTCTTGTTCAAAATAATAATTTTAATTTAATATCTAATAATCAACCAGATACTCAATTAGATGATAATGATTTAGCAAATGGTGTTGTTTATTATTATAAAGTTAGTGCTATTAATACAAATGGTGAAGGTTTATTATCTGAACCACAAAATGAATATCCTTCAACTGTTCTAAATGCTCCTGTTATTACTGTAATTGATGATTATAATAGAAATAGTATAGGTGGTCAATTAGAAATAGGATTTACTTTAGATCCTGCTGATATTTCTGTTAATGGTGGTAGTGTTGTAACATTATTTAATATTTATTTAGATGGTATAGTTATTGATACAGTTGAACCACAATTAGGAACTAGTAATTATCATTATATTGCAACTGGATTAAATAATGAACAATTATATACAATAACAGTTAGTGCAATTAATAGAGATGGTGAAAGTATTCTTGCTGAAAGTGCTAGTAATCCTATTATGCCAACTGCATTACCATCTCCTCCTAATGATTTAACTGTCATTCATGATAATCTTCCAGATGGACATGAATTATTTATAACTTTTGGTGATGGTGATGGTATTGGTAGAGATATTGTTAGTTATAATTTATATAAAGATGGAATACTACTAACAAATATTTTAGTAAATAATCCACATGAATATTATGATGGAGGATTAACAAATGGACAAGAATTTAGTTATCAAATATCAACTATAAATATTAATGGTGAAGGTATGTTATCAGATCCAGTAGTTGGTATTCCAAGTGGAATTCCTGATATACCAAATGGTTTAACTTTACAACATGGTGATGAACAATTAACTGTTACATTTATTTTATTACATATTAATCAAGATGGTTTGCCCCCATCAGATGAAGGTAATGCAATTGTATATTATAAAATATATTATAGTATTGATAATTTTGTTAATCAAACTGTTGTACAAATTAATGCTAATAAAAATCAATATGTTTTAACAGATCTAGAAAATGGTGTTCCTGTACAAGTTAAAATATCTGCTGTAAATACAAATGGTGAAAGTATTTTGACAAATTCTGTAAGTGCTACTCCTTCTACTTCTTCTGATACTGTAAGAAATGTAACTATTGATAGTGAATCTCAAAAATTATTAATTAGTTTTTCTACTCCATTGAATGAAAATAATGATTTACCAAGTGGTGGTTTAAATTATAAATATGCTGTTATTGTTACTGATACAAGTGATAATGAAATATTTAATGCAAATGAATTAACTACAACTTTAGTGAATGTAAGTGGTTTAGTTAATGAAGAACAATATAATATATGTGTATATGCTTATAATGCAATTGATATAAATTATAATAAGTATTTTATAGATGTTACTGTTATTATACCTAAACCAAGTGAAATTAATGATTTAGCTGAAGATTTAAATTTTGATGAACAAATATCATTGAAATAGAGTTATGAAGATTTATATAATGTAGATGGATTTTTAATTGTATTTTATAATGTTACATTACAATTATTAGGTGATGTTTGTGTGTTACTAAATAATATAAACATTACAACTAATGAAAATAATATATGTCATTATATTTATCATTTAAATAATGGTAATACTATAATTCCTAATTTTAATATAACTGATAATTTAATTATTAAAATATATCCTCATAATACTTATGGAATTAGTTTAGGATCAAATCAAATTGAAGTGAATGCATAAATTATATGATTATATATTGACTGGAGTTGTTTGGTACAATTGTAAAATAAAAATAAAAATAGGACAATTTTAAAATATTTTCCATTTATTATTAAATAAAAACAGTGCTTTTCATATAAAAATAGCTGATCATAAAATATTAAGATATTACACAAAATTTTTTATAACTTTTTCTTGTTGTTGTTGCCTGAGTTACCAATTCAATATTTTCTTCTTCAATGCTGTTAATGTCATTTTCACCTTCATCTTCAGCTTCATTATCATCTTCTTTTATCGCCCTTTTAACAAACGATGCAAGCTTTTTTCTAATCTTATCTTTTCCTTCAAATTCAGATAAGAAATCAGCAGGCTCCTCAGCATCTAATGACAACTTACCTTGAGTTTTTAGATATATATAACAGCACAATGAATGATATGTTAATGTTCTCTTTGATATCGACCAACCATCAGGAATATTTAACACTTCATTTTCATAATCACCAATAGTAGTTTTTTTACTATCACCAAAATTAATATCATTAGAAGAACTTACTGGATCATTTCTACATGTCTCATCCCAAATTTTTAAAATAAATTTGTTACTTAATTCATTTTCATAAGAAAAAGAAATTTTCATTGCATCAAACGCTTCCTCAAGTTTCTCATCAAGTATTAAAAAATTAAAAGGAGGGTCGACTAAACCATTTCTAAAATCTTTGTGTAAATTTAACATTTTCAATACCACATCGTTGGAAGAATCAGGGATAATATGAGCACATTTTACTTTACATTTTTTCCCAGTTACCCAACAAGTTACAGAATCTTCAGTAACACCCAATTTCGTAAACAAACTACTTCTCAATTTAGGGGCTCTTGATCTATCTGTAGTAGCCATATCCAACCAAGGACAATATTCTTTGAAACTGGTGTTGAAATCTATTTTATCAATCTTCTTGGACATTTTCATATTCAATTTTTTAACTTGGCTTATTTCCTTAAGTAAAATACCTAAATTATTAATATAATAAATATGATATTAATATTAAATAAACTTTCGCGTAAGCATTACGATTATTCCATTGTAAATAACATACCTAATTGTCCAGCACCTACTATAAAAAAATAAAAAATAAACAAATAATATATCAATTACTACAAATAAATTATATTTTATATATATTTAAATAATAATTATCACCTTGAGTTGATAATGTAGCATTAAAATTAATCTTATTTTTAATAGTATTTATTTCAGCATTGCTTAAAACAGCATCATCTTTAACTGTTGCCCATCCATCTTTGTCTTCATAGTAACGAGGTAATGCGTCACGAGAAGTATAACCAACATTTTCTAACTTGGTTCGAATAGGTGCAGGAATATTTTCCCAATCAGACATCTTTACAATTTAATAAATTTCTAAAATAAAATAACAGAACTTTATCTTAAACTACTACAATGTTGAGTAATTAGTTAAATATTCAAGTCAATTTTTGAAATTGAAGAACGAAAAGAATTTTTTTGTTTTCCAGGTAAGTAATTTTTAATCAATTTTTTGAAATTATTAATATTATAAATATTAAAAATTAAAGATATTCAAATATATTCGTTAAAATATAATTAACTTTAGTATTTAAAATTTATTATATTATTTATTTATTATAATATTCTACTCTTTCTGATATCTATTATTTCGTTCTGATAACTAACTTTCTAAGTGGATAACTTTTTAAATTTTGAACTTATTTATTAATAAAATATTTTTCTTTTTTTTAACTTCACTCCACTGACTTTTCCACTCTTACTTTATTATTTATATACATTACTTATGGTACCTTCTTATTGGTGGAATAAACAAAAGCGAAGCTTGTTTATGTAACTCCCATAGACTTTAGAAATTTGTTATACGAACTTAGCGTTAGCGGAGTATCTCTGTACTGGAAAAACATAGTAAATTTAATAGTAATCATAATAATGATGAAAGAAATGAATTTATACATTCTACAATAGGAATGTATTATTGTAATTTAATTAATAATTTGGTTATAAAAAAACAAAAATTCAAAATTTCAATTGCCATTTCACGTCAATCAACATTAATGAAATATTTATTTTATTCTAATTTATATAAATATTGTTATTGATATGAAAGAATTGATTTACTGTTAATATATTCGCATTTATTATTTGATATAGAAATAATATCATTAAAATATAACAATAACAATAACTATAATTATTTTATTTAAAAATTATTTATTTATCTATTGTTAACTTATAATAATACTATTGAATCTTCATATGTAACAAAATTTTCAAATAATATTAACTATAAAGAAATTATGAATATTTGTTTACTGTTAATATCCAATTATAATATATTTATTAATTCAATAAACAATACAAATAATAATAAAGAATTACTTGGGTTAGAAAGTATTTCAAAACATTGTAATAAAATAAAAATACAAGAAAAATTTAATTTAATTTAATTTATTGATTTGTATCAATTTATGTATTGTTATTATCCATTATCAAATAAGAATAGTCAAAATATTAATATTTATAGTACCGGTAATATAAATCCAATTACAAAGTATATTGAATTTATATTAATGATATTTTAAAACATGAAAAATAATATAAACATGAATAATAGTTCATCTGTAAAAGAAGGAAATTCTGTTTTTTAATTAATGTTAAACCAGTTTTACTGTTAGTATTGTATACCATTAAATACATGTGGTTACTAGTTCACTTATTACTTGTGTATATTCATGAATTGAAAAAAGTATAATATGTTTGTAATCATAATAATAATATTGATCAAGTTGACAATAACAATCATAATAATAAATTAAATATTAATGGTAGTTATAAATGTAATATTTGTTTATATTTAGAAATCATGACATTAAATTCAAATATATGTGTTATACTGTGTGGACATTTATTTTGTTGGAATTGTATAATGAAATGTTGTACTATTAATAATAATATTATTATTATTATTATTAATTTAACTGTAAATATGTTACAATATAAACATAACATAAATGTCCATTATGTCGAAATTTATTTTCTTTATCATCAATTAGAATACTTCAATCACAAACTAATCTAATTTTTTATTATTATTAATAACATTATATATATATTTTTTATATTTAATGTTTGTGTTGTATAGTAAATGTAATTTTTAAAATATCAAGAATAAGAGTAAAATTAAATTTTCAAACAAAAAGAAAATAAAGTTATGAAGAAATTAAAAGTTTTATTAATGATATTGTTAATGATAATTGTAATGTAATACAAATATAATAAATTTATATATATTATTGTCATAACTTATATTTTATAATAATAATATTTACAGTTAATTAATAATAACAATAATAATAATAATAATAATTAAAATTGAATCAAAAGTAAAATTATTAGTATTTATTTTTTTTATTGTAACAGAAAATTGAATAGTTAATAAAAATATCAGATACCTGGTGTTAAAAAGATATGATTATATTTTTTTATTAGATCAATTCTCATTATATTATTTTTAATGGTTTATACATATGTATATATAAATTTAATTAAAATAATGATTATATAAAGTAAAAATAAATTTATTAATTTTAATTCACAAAACAAAAACTTCTAGAAGTTTCTAGAAAGAATATCTTCAAGAGATGCGTAATTGTGTGATTAATAATTATATCAATATAATAACTAATGAATCAACTTCGGGAATCGGGACAACTGGGGATACTCTGTAACCACACAAAAATTTTTTTGATAAAAAATAAATAAATTCCAGAATTCTGGATCCAACAGAAATATTGTGTAAGTATTGATATTAAATTAATAATAGTTATTAATAGTTTAATAAAAGTGTATGTTAATAAATAATTTTAACTTAAATCTAAATTTACTTTTAAAAGCAATGAATAAAACAAGTATTTCTGTTGATAGTAATGTTAATGTTGCTTCATTCAAATTATGCAACATTTTCAAAGATTTTTTTACAAAATTTGTAAAATCATCATTTGTAATGTATTTATTATTATTTATGGTATTAAA